AAAAAAATTAATAATATCAAAACGCGGTCGTCCTAAAAAATATGCCTAAAATATCACATGAAGTACCTAGATGTCTTTTAACAGCATCACCTGAATTTAATGATTATGACTATTGTTTACCTCATTTGTTAGATCAAGATGATGAATATAAACAATATTTTATTGATGCTAGAGATAAAGGTAGATATGTTATTATGGATAATTCACTTCATGAATTAGGAGAAGCATATGACCATAAAAGATTATTACATTGGGTTGGGGAATTAAAGCCAAATGAATTTATTGTTCCTGATGTTTGGATGGAAGGACACCAAACAGCAGCTCAGGCTAAATATTGGAAGCAATTTAAATATCCTAAAAAAACAAAAATAACTGCCGTAATTCAAGGTAAAGATAAAAATGATGCATATTTATGTGCTAACCTATTATCTAATTTAGGTTATAAAAAATTATGTGTTTCTTATGGAGCAACATGGTATAATGATTTCTTCCCACATACTAACCCAGATATGGGTAAAGCATTAGGTAGAATAAGATTTGTACAAGGATTATTAGCTTTAGATCATCTTAAAGATGTTAACTTTCATTTATTAGGATGTTCAATACCACAAGAATTTGGGTGGTATGATAATAACCCAAGAATAGAATCAATTGATACCTCTAACCCAATAATGGCAGCATTAGAAGGTAATTTACTTTGGGATAATGGATTAAATAAAAAACCTAAGGCAAATATGAATGATCATTTTGATACTAAATTTGAAGATATACAATATGAAGATATATTGCATAATACAACAGTATTTAGAGAGATTAATGGATTTAAAAAAATAGAAAACGGATTTAGGCCCTATCCGGAACATACCGGGTCACTTTAATATTTTTAATTATTATGAATAAACATGCAGTTGTTTCGTTAAGTGGAGGAATGGATAGTTCCACACTTCTTCTCAGAGCGTTATCTGAGTATGATTCAGTTACAGCTTTATCATTTGACTATGGTCAAAAACATAGAGTTGAATTGGAAAGAGCACAGTCTCTTATAGATTATCTGGCTAGTAAAGGTCACAATGTAACTTATAAACAAATTAAACTTGATGGTTTAGTTGATTTATTAAATTCTGCCCTTGTTCAAGGTGGTGATGATGTTCCAGAAGGACATTATGAGCAAGATAATATGAAAGAAACAGTAGTACCCAATAGAAATAAAATGTTTGCTTCTATTACTCAAGCCGTTGCTTTATCTAAAGCAAATGCTACAGAGGAAAAAGTAGATATTTGTTTAGGGATACATGCTGGTGATCATGCTATTTACCCTGATTGTAGACAAGAATTTAGAGATGCAGATGATAATGCATTTAGAGTCGGTAATTGGGATGCTGAAAGGGTAGGGTATTTTACACCTTATCTCGATACAGACAAGTTAGGGATACTTCAAAATGGGGAGTATTTATGTGAAATTTTAGAACTCGATTTTAATGAAGTCTATTCTCGAACTAATACTAGTTATAAGCCTTATCCTAGTGGGAACAGTGATTATAAGTCTGCTTCATCTGTTGAAAGAATTGAAGCGTTTATTGCTTTGGATCGTCCAGATCCCGTTCAATATGAAGACGAAACTGGTCCAGTGGCTTGGGAAGTAGCTAGAGATTCTGTAGCAAAGGTCTTAGCTGATTATTCAGCATAAAGGGCTTGGCTCGTGGTGTAACTGGCAACACGTCTGGTTTTGGTCCAGAAGAGTCTAGGTTCGATCCCTAGCGAGCCAACAAACCCAGTAGAGCAGTAGGTAGCTCGCTTTGGCTTAACTCGGCGCGGAGAAGTAACTTATACGTAAAAGTGAAACTCGTAATAGATACGATCGTGAAAAGCAAAGAGGTCAAGGAGGTCACAGGTTCGAGTCCTGTCTGGGTAACTAAAAAAGAAATATGGATTATAATATAAAATTCAATTTACCGGAACCAACTTTAGTAAAAGAAGAGTGGGATAAACATGGTATGTTTGAATTAACTAATTTATTTGGAGAAAGTGCTAATACAATATGGGAGTATTATTTTTATGATGATGTACCTTGGGATTTAGCAGTCTACCCAGATTTAGTAGAGCATAAAGAATATTATATTCCATATATTAAAAAAGATGCTCCTGATTTACAAAAAAGAATTAATCATATCTATAATGTAAGAAATCAAGAAGGATTTTCTTATTGTTATGAACGAAATGATAATCATTTTCACCCTTTAATAGAAAATTTATTTTTTAATCCTAAATTTTTTGATTATATTTCAAAATGTACAGGTTATAAGAATACAAACTTAAACCCAGAAAATTGTTTTACTTCTAGATATTCAAGTGGACATTATAATGGTGTTCATACTGATGGACCAAATGGGAGAATTGCATTTGTTTATCATTTATCTAAAGATTGGGGGGTACAAAATGGAGGGTTATTTTGTAAATTAGATTGGGATCATAACCTTATAAAAGCTATTGTACCACCATTTGATTCTTTAGTTGTTTTTGATACAGTTTTAAATGGTAAACCAGGAAACCCTCATATGGTAACTGAAGTAAGTCAAGGTTGTAATAACAAAAGAATTGGGTTTACAGGTTGGTTTGATTAATAATTATGAAAAAATTTATAGAATTTGCTTTAATATGGTATAGTCAACAAATGGCTATCCCCTTTTGGATTATTGGACATATTCATTTAAGTTTAAATGTTTATCAGGATATACATGAAATATTAGCTAGTTTAGGATTAAACATATTAGTGGGAGTAGGATTTGTGATTGATTATAAAAAAAACGGAAAAAAATGATAAAAATAAAAGATATGGATGGAATTATAAAAGAAAGAGAAAACTTAGATCATATGCCAAATCAAAAATGGCATAAAATAGTAAGTTTTATAAAATCGGGTATAAGATTAGGAGGATATTTTCTTCTGCTATTTAACTTGGAGGTTGCAGTAGGGATTCTTATATTGTCGGAGATTATAGGTATCGTAGAAGAATTAGTATAACAAATTAAAATTAATATTATGAGTAAAGTACTTTATTTTACCGCTCCTTGGTGTGGACCTTGTAAAGCATTAGGTCCTATTATGGAAGGTTTAGGTAGCCAATTACCTTATCAAAAAGTTAATGTTGATGAGGATAGTGAGTTATCATTAAGATATAGTGTTAGGAGTGTCCCAACACTAATTAAAGTTGATGGAAATGGAAATCAACTAGGAGAAAGATTAGTAGGTCTAGCTAGACCAGAAGAAATTAAAGAATGGTATAATGGGTAAATTTCAATCAAGTAAAGTTTTTGACGGATTTAGTACAGTGTTTCGTCAATGGAAAGCAACAGATACACATTGTAGATTTGTACATGGTTATGGTATTTCATTTAAAGTATACTTTGAAGGTGATTTAGATCATAGAAACTGGGTTTGGGATTTTGGTGGAATGAAAAGAGCTAAAACTAAAATAGATGGTTTATCTCCTAAAGAATGGATGGATTATATGTTTGATCATACTATGGTTATAGCAGAAGATGATCCTGAATTGCAAGCATTTAGAATGATGGATACTGCAGGCGTAGCTCAAGTTAGAGTTATTGAAGCAACTGGCGCGGAAAAATTTGCTGAATATATTTATAACAAGCTTAATGAATTCGTAACGACGGAAACAGATGGAAGAGTAAGAGTTACTAAAGTTAAGTTTGCGGAACATGGAAAAAATGCCGCTTATTATAGCGAGTAAATAGGTTATTAGTGAATGAAAAACCACTTTAAAAAATTAACAATATGCACAAACAATTAAAAAGGATAGAAGACTATCAAAAAACACTAGGTGTATTAGAATTATACACTGCAGTACAATCAGAAGGGTCAAGACAAGGTTACCCAACAATCGTAGTTAGAACATCAGGATGCACACATAGATGCTACTTTGGAGAAGGTGGGTGGTGTGATTCTTGGTATACTAGTATACACCCAGAAAAGGGTACATTTTGTTTTCAAGACATTATTGATATGTACAATGAACATCCTCATATAAAAGAGATGATGTTAACAGGAGGATCGCCTACAATGCATCCTGCTTTGGTTAATGAATTAACACATTTTGCACATGAAAACGATATTTTTATTACTATCGAAACTGAAGGGAGTCACTTTCTCCCAACAGACTACCCTATTAATTTATTATCTATTAGCCCTAAATTTAGTAATAGCGTGCCAGTTATTGGCGCGGTAACACCTCAAGGAGCTGTAGTTGATGAAAAGATGGTTAAGAAACATAATTCAAAAAGATTAAATATTGAAGCAATAAAACAATCTATTGAATATCATGATGATTACCACATTAAACCTGTATTGGATAATAAATTATCTATGGTTAGTGAAGTAGAAGAATTTCTTAATGAATGTAAAATACCAAAAGATAAAGTTTGGGCTATGCCTGCTGGAGATGATAGGGAAAGCTTAATGGAATCTTATGGTCCTGTTATGAATTTTGTTAGAGATAAAGGATGGAGATTTACAGGCCGTTCTCATATCATGGCATTTAACACTGAAAGATGTGTCTAGAGAAGAAGCATTAGAAATCTTAGAAGAAATTGAAGAAAATGTAGGGGTTTGTTGTGCAATCACAATGGAACCTGATGAGGTATTAGTATTAATTGATAAATTAAAAGAATATTTAAATGAAATTTAAAGATACAATAGGAGTATACAAAAAAGCTTTTACACCCTTTGAATGTCAATTACTAATTGACAGGTTTGAAACTGTTCATAATGAGGGATTATCATATAAAGGTATGAGTGGTGATGGTGGTATAAATGAATATAAAAAAAGCAATGATTATAATATTTTAAATCAAAATAATACTAGTGATGATAATTTATCTAATTTTGTTATGGAAAGATTTAATCAGTATACAGATACTTATTTAAATAATTTTCCTCATCATGATCTTTATCGTCATAATATGATTGTAGAAGATAAAACATATTATCCTTTATTACAAATCCAAAAATATGACAAAGGATCAGGTCATTATAATGCTTGGCATGTAGAAAAAGAAAATTTAGAATCATCAATTAGACAATTTGTTTATATTCTTTATTTAAATGATGTAGATAAGGGAGGTGAAACTGGATTTTTATTTAAAGAAGGTAAAGATTTTTATAAAGTAAAACCTTCACTGGGTAAATTAATCATCCACCCAGCTAGTTGGCCTTATATTCATAAAGGATATATGCCAGAATCGGATGATAAATACATTTTAACAACATGGCTTCAATATGCAAATTAGTTGGAGTTAATTAAAAATTTTATTATATTACAGTTATGGCAAGAAAAAAACAACATACAGATTTAGAAGTAGTACAAGAAGGTTTTGCAAATGGAGTTGCACCTGGTTTTCCTCTAAATGATAAAGAAAAACAGAAAATGATTAATAAAGCTACTAAGGCCTATGCCAGGTTTTTAGAAGCATTAAAGTGTGATTGGCAAAACGATCCTAATTCAGCTGATACACCTCACAGAGTAGCTAAAGCATATGTAAATGATTTATGGGCTGGTAGATACACACAGATGTCTCCAATTACATCATTTCCATCAGATGGTTATGATGGTATTGTTATAGAACGAAATATACCGTTAACTTCAATGTGTTCTCATCACCACCAAACAATTGGAGGTGTAGTTCATGTTGGATATGTTGTTGGGGATAATGGTAGAGTAATTGGATTATCTAAATTAAATAGAATAGTAGAATTGTTTGGAAGGAGGGGAGCAATTCAAGAACAACTAACATCAGCTATTCATAATGCTGTGGATAAAATTTGTGAAAATAATAAAGGTGTTATTGTTACTATTGTAGGTACACATAATTGTGTAAGTTGTAGAGGAGTTAAACATCAAGGAGCAGCCATGGTTACAACTAAAGCAACAGGAGTATTTAGAGATAATGATAATTTAGCTAGAAAAGAATTTTTTGATAGTTTAAAAATAAATAATGGGGGACACAATATCTAAAGTATATCTAGACTGGGATGAGATAATAGATTGTATACAAATTTTAAGTAGAACAATATTCATGGATTATCCTAATATAGATTCAGTTATGGGATTACCAAGAGGAGGATTAATACCAGCAGTATTAATTTCTCATGAATTGGGTATACCTTTAGTATTTGAACCTGAAAATAATACTATAATTGTAGATGATATTAATGATACAGGAGAAACATTAAGTAATGCACCAGGAAGATATCATGCTGTGTTACATCATAAATCATCTTCAAAATTTAAACCCACTTTTTATGCTAAAGAAGTTGGCCCAGAATGGATTGTTTATCCTTGGGAAAGAAAAGATTCAGAAGCATTACCTGATTATTTAAAAGAATTTGAGCATCTGGGAGATGCTAATTATATTGGAGGATTAAGCATGCCACGAGGTAGTGAAAAAACATCCTGGTGGAAAAAAATAAGTAATAATGACTAAACAATTAACAATTTTTGATGAATTAAACTACGAAGTACCTGCATCTCCGTCGGTACCTTTCGTAGACGAAGTAGAAATATTTAATGCCACATTTGGCAAACCAAACAATTATGAAACAACAATACCAGAAAAAAAGGAATGGAAGTTCGTTTATGACTTCATCCTTGAAGAACTTGAAGAATATAAGGAAGCTTGCGAAAGAGGAGACATCGTGGAGGTTTTGGACGCTTTGTGCGATATTGCTTACGTTTCCATTGGGAACGGTACTATGTTACACGGCCTTAAAGATAAGATATGGCCTGCATATCAAGAAGTACAAGCATCTAATATGTCAAAAGCTTGCAAATCTGAAAAAGAAGCCTTGGATACCGTCAGGGTTCGAAGTGAGGAACAAGGTGAGGCCTGCCATTTTGAGAAACTTGAGGAAGGAAGGTATATTGTCTACAGAACGAGAGACAAAAAAGTAATGAAATCAATTAACTATTTTAAACCCAATTTACGTAAATTTTTTACACAACAAGAAATAGATAATGTATAAAAAGTGTTATACCCAAAAAATAAAAGATAATAAATACAAAGTATTTCTTTGGGATGACATTGGGTACGATGAAATTATTTGGTATAATGCTTCTTATGTAGAAGATAATGAAGGTGATTTAAAAGGTATTAATGGGGAAAAATTAAAGAAAACAACAAATTGGGATAGAAATACACCTAATTTACATTTTCATGATATGAAACCTCATCAAAAATATCTTGTTGAAAGATATGGTACTGCTGATGAACCTTCTACAAGCCATAAAGAATTATTTTTTGATATCGAGTGTGAAATTGGAGGCGCCTTAACCGAGGAATATATTGAAAGTGCTCCAATGCCTATTACTTCTATAGCTTGGTGGGATAAACAAGAAGATTGGTGGTCTATTTTAATTTTAGATAAAAAATCAGAATTAAATCATACTAAAGCTAAAAATAAAGAAATTATACCTTGTAAAACAGAAAGTGAATTATTAGGTAAATTTTTAGAAAAGTTTAGAGAAATTGATCCTGACATTTTAATAGGTTATAATAGTGATTTCTTTGATATACCTTATTTATATTATAGAATGTGTAATGTATTAGGTAAAGATTGGGCTGATCATTTATCACCAATTGGTAAAGTTAATGCAAAAAAGAATAATGAATATTTCTTTAAACGTAATCAGTTTGTAGATATAATTGGAGTTGAATCTTTAGATTATATTCGTTTACATAAAAAGTACAGTTGGAAAGATGAGCCTAGTTGGAAATTAGATGCTATTGGAGAAAAATATACTGGTATAGGTAAAGTAGAATATGAAGGTAATTTAGATCAATTATTTGAATCTGATATACATAAATTTATCCAATATAACTTCCGTGATGTTGAGATATTAAAGTTATTAGATGAAAAACTTCAATATATTGCTTTAACTAAAAATCTATCACATAAGGGTAAACATAATTATAGTGAAGTATATGCTAATAGTGTTACACAAGATGGAGCTATATCAGCTTACTTATTATCACAAGGAATTATTCCACCTGCTAGACATGCTAACCCTAAAGCTAAAAAAGGATATGCTGGGGGTTATTTGTTTTGCCCCAAAGCTGGATTGTACAAATATATGTTTGATGAGGATTTAACATCGCTGTATCCATCTATAATTATGTCTTTAAACATAGGTAGAGAAACTTTTGTAGGGCGTATTATTGATGCAGATGACCGTAATAATAGATTGGGTCTTAACGATTTAAAAAAACGTGATCCTGAAGAAGAATTATTAATTAGAAATTCTAAAGATAAATCTACTAGAGTTAATGTTGGTAGATTAGTGGCAATGATTGAACAAAATAATTTTTCAATATCTGCTAATGGTTCTATTTTTTCAACTGAAAAAGAATCAACATTATCAACTGTTTTAAATAAATGGTTTGATGAAAGAGTTGATTACAAAAACAAAATGAAAAAAGCATTTAAATCAGGAGATAAAGTAATGGGGGATTATTATTATTTAATGCAATATACAATGAAAATTTTGCTTAATAGTTTATATGGTGCTACAGCATTACCTGGATTTAGATATGGATTACCAGAATCTATATTAAGTGAAGCAATTACTTTATCTGGTCACAGAATTATTCAAGAATCTGCTTTATGTGCAAATAAGCATATGAATAAAGTAATAAGAAATGAAATTAAATTAAACATATGACATTAAAAAAACAATCTATTAGAAAAAATATGCATATTATAGCAAATGGGGAAACTATCAGTAAAGAAGAGTTAATTACTATGAGTGAACTTTGGTCTGAAAAACAAGAAAAAGCATTTAAAAAATTTCTAAAACAAGGAGTATTTAGATTTAAAATAAATAATGTAACATTTCAAATTGATTTAGATAGCCCTTTAAGGGATTCACAAGGTAAAAAACCTGGACCTGTAATTAAAATCCCAGGTGATACAAGATTTTAGATGAAGATAAAAATTTCAAATGGTGAGTTATTAGATAGAATTTCTATTTTAGAGTTAAAAAAACTTAGAGTAGAAGATTCAGCTAAATTAGCTGCGGTAGAAAGAGAATTTTTAGAGCTAAACCCTAAATGTGTTAGTTTATTTACTAAAAATGATAGCTCGCTTCAAATGTTATATTTAAATTTAGCTCGTATTAATGGAATGTTATGGGATTTAGAAAATATAGTAAGAAATAAAAAAATTAAAGATAAGGAATTTATAAAAGCTTCAAGAAAAATATTTGAATTAAATGAAGAAAGGAATGATCTTAAAAATGATATTAATCTTGTAACTGGAAGTGATTATCTTGATGTAAAAGAATATGAACTATAATAAAGAACATGGTTTAATTTATTGGGCTACTGCTGGCTGTGCCAGTAGAAGTAATTTAGCTGCTTTTGATAGTTTAGGAGATAGATACGTTTATTATCCTTGGGAAGAAAAAGAAGAAAAATTTGGACAATTTTTACATGATCAAGGCATCCCTCCAGGTTGTGAAGATTATCAAATCATTTGTTCTATTAGAAATCCTTATACTAGAGCAGTATCAGCTTATATTGATTTAAGGGCAGATGGTGCTACTTTTGATTTTAAAGAATATTGTTATGAACATAGATATAAAAATTATCCTGATGATTTAGATATGTTTTATTGGTATGAATGGAAAGACTTGGCTGTTCCAGATTATTTTATTAGATTGGAACATATAGCTGAGGATTGGGAAAGTATTCCTCAATTTATTAATAATATTAAAAATTGGGAAAAAATTAAACCTCAAATATTACATAATTCAGTAGCTGGAGAAAAACCATTAGATGAATATGATGATAATGGACATCAAAAAGTTACTAGATTTATGGATCAGGAAATAGCTGATTTTATTTATGAAAAAGATAATATAATTTTTAAATTAGGTAACTATAATAAAGATAGTTGGAAATGAAGCATTTAGAAGAAACACCTTGGTTTATTTGCGATAAAGAAGACACAAATTATTGTGCTTATGTGGATACAGACTCAAATTACTTTAATGCTGAACCAATACTTTTACATTTATTTCCTAATTTTGAAAATTTATCTGATGAAGAAAAAGATGGTAACTTAGAAAAAGTAGCTTTAGCTTATCAAGATATAATAACAGAAGATTATAATAGGTTAGCTCGTGAGACCTTCAACGTCACGAATCACAGACTTGAAATGAAAACTGAATGTGTTATTCGTTCAGCTTATTTCAGGGCAACAAGAAGATACGCACAATGGATTACAAAGCAAGAAGGTATAAACAAAGAAGTCTTGGATATCAAAGGTCTAGAGTTTATGAAAGCAAACTTTCCACCTATTTTGGGGGAATTTTTCAACGATATCCTTCAACAAGTTCTAAAGGGTGAGAAAAAGGATAATATAATAAAACAGATTAAGGATTTTAAACATAAAATAATTAGTGGTAAAATACCATTAACTAAATTAGGTAATCCTACTGCTGTAAAAAAATTACAAAAATATTCTGGACATTCAGCTAGAGCTGGAGAATTATTTACTGAAATATTAAAGGGAGCACCTGCACCTGTTCGTGCAGCTATTCGTTATAATGATTTACTTAAATTATGGAAATTAGATAGAAAATATAATCTTATTACTATGGCTGATAAAGTTAAATGGATCTATCTAAAAGATAACCCATATAAAATAGAGGCACTAGCATTTTTTGATTATGACATGCCAGATAAGATTAAGGAATTTTTAAATGCTTATGCTGATAGACAAAAAGTATTTGAATCTATATTATTAAATAAATTAGAAGGATTTTTTAGTGATTTACAATGGAGTTTAGATTTAAACCCCTACATAAATGCATTTGATTCCTTTGAGGTATAAAGAAACTTACGTATATTGACGATATGATAAACAAAAACACACTACAATCTTTTATTGCAAAATATTACATTAATGGATTAAATAATCAGGTTAAATGGAGAATCAAGGATAATACATTAACTGTTTATGCTGGTGAATCAGGTAGGGTATGTAAAGTAGTTTTAGATAATTTTGAATTTGAGGATTGTGAAGTAGGAGTATTCGATACAAATAAATTAATAAAACTTTTAGCTATTACAAATGGTGATTTATTATTATCATCTGAAAAACAAGGTGAATTACATACCAAATTAAACATATCAGATACTAATTTTGAACTAGCTTACGCTTTAGCTGATACACTTATCATGGGAAAAACACCTTGGTATAGTGATCCAGATGAAGGTTTTGAAATTGAATTAGACTTAGAAAGAGAAGAAGTAGATAATTTAATTAAAGCTAAAAATGCTTTAAATGATGTAGACAATATGTTAATTCAATCAACTAAAGATTTAGATGGAAATTTAGTTTGCCAATTTTTATTTGGTGATAATACAGGATTTTCAAATAAAATAGAGTACCAATTACAAGGAATTATAAAAGATAGTGATGTAAAATTACCATTTAATTCTGATATATTTAAAGATATTTTAAATGCAAATAAAGATATAGATAATTGTTCTATTAAAATCTCTAAACAAGGGATGATGAAAATTGCATTTGAAGGAGATATAAACAGTATTTATTATATAGCACGAAACGAATAAATTAAAAACTATGAGTAAAATTAAAAGAGTAGATTCTGCACCAGATAGCCAGTGGGGTCAAATTTATACTAATGAATTTAAACCTAATCCTGAACCAAAACCTAGAATGTGGATTGTAGACAATTTCTATGAAGATCCAGATGCTATTAGGGAATTTGCCTTAAAACAATATTACTTTGATGACCCAGGTTATTTAGGTATGAGAACCAGAAAACAATATTTATTTGATGGGGTTAAAGAAAGATTTGAACAGATTATTGGCTCAAAAATTGTTGGTAGAGAAATGTGGGAAGATTATGGTATGAATGGAAGATTCCAATCTGCTAGCTCAGGTACTTCTTTAGTTTACCATTGTGACCAACAAATGTGGGCAGGAATGATTTATTTAACTCCAAATGCTCCTGTTGCTTCAGGTACAAGATTGATGCAACATAAAGAAACTAAAATAAGACACAGTCAAGAACCAGTAAATGGTAAAAATATTGATCATGCTTTTAATCAACATACATTTGTTGATCCTCATCCTTATGAAGATGTTGATGTTGCAGGAAATGTTTACAATAGATTAGTTATTTTTGATGCTAAATGTATTCATGCAGCTCAGGATTATTTTGGGTGGGATATTGAGTCTGGTAGATTATGGCATATGTTTTTCTTTGATACAGAATTATTGCCAGGTCAAATAAAATAATTTGGAGAAGTGAATTTTCCTTATTATATTGATATGTATAATAAACAAAACATTGTAGCTAGGGCACAAGTTGTGTTTTTAAATTAACCGGGAGCTTCGGCCCCATAAAATAAAATGATATGAGTACATTAGAAATCTTTGAAAGGCATATAAGTCCTTTCGACATCCTTTTTAGGAATCACTTTAAATCTGACAGCACATTTCAACCTGTTGGAAATTTCAAACAACCACATCCCGTTAATATTTTTTTCAATGATGCAGGACTTCATTTTGAAGTAGCTTGTACGGGTCTTACTAAAAAAGACATTGTAGTAGATATTGAAGGGGATATTTTAAAAATTAGTTATACTAAACTAGAAGATGAGAAATTCCATGATGGAATGATTCATAATGGTTTATCTAAAAAATCATTTGATTTAAGATACAAAATAGCACCTAAATTTGATTTAAGTGGTATTGATGCTATTTTAGAAAATGGTCTATTAGATATTTTTATACCTTTAGCTGATGAAGCTAAACCAAAATCTATTAAGATTAAATAAAAGTTTTACTGAAAAAACGTGTCCTAGCAAATGTTTTTTCGTATATTGACGTTATGAAAAAAAGCAAACAACTTACAATTATAGAAGATCCTAAATTGGATCCTTACTTTATAACAAAGGATGACCATTGTTATACTGTACAAGAACGTATTAAACCTAATGCTGACCATTTTAGAACAAAAGGTAAAGGAAAGGAATATAGTAAACCCCAAACTTACCATCCCAATTTGGGAAGTGCATTAGAATCTATTTCAAAAATGCAATTGCATACGAAAGAAAATTATACATCTATTGATGATGTTATAGAAAATTATAAAAAAATCGAATCAAATATTAAACAATACATTACACAATTATGAACTTAGAAGCACTATTTGACGCAGTTATTGTTAAACCTATTGAAAATGAGGAAGTTACTTATGGGGGTATTATTGTACCAGACATGGGTAAAGAATTAAATGAAGTAGGTGAAGTTATAGCTGTAGGTCCTGGAAAGCATACACATTCAGGAGAATTTTTACAAACAATTATTAAGGTGGGAGATAGAATTGTCTTACCAACTATGGGATTCACTAAACTACAATTTGATGGTGAAGAATATTATGTTGGTCCTGAGAATCAAATCTTAGCCAAAGTAACTGTACCAGTAGAAGATGTACTGGCGGAAACAGAAGTAAGTGAAATTGATAAAGAACATTTAACAGATATATAAAAATGATTATGAAAAAAGTAGAATTTGGCAAACAAGCCAGAAAAAATTTAATTAAAGGTATAGATATTTTAGCTGATGCTGTAGTTTCAACTTTAGGACCTAACGGAAGAAATGTTGTTATAGGTAAGGGTATTATTGACCCACCTCAAAGTACTAAAGATGGTGTTACAGTTGCTAGAAATATTGTATTAAAAGAAACTAATCAAGAACTTGGAGTTCAATTAGTTAAGTATGCTGCAATTAAAACAGCAGATAAGGCTGGTGATGGTACAACTACATCAACACTATTGGCTAGAGAAATCATTAAAAATGGTTTAACAGCTCTAGATAATAAAGAAAATGCAGTTCAAATCAAAAGAGATATTGACCAATCAGTAAAAGAAGTTGTTTCACAATTGAAAAAATTATCTGAGGATATAGGTGAAGAAAATCAATTAGAACAAATTGCTACAGTTTCAGCTAATAATGATAATGAAGTAGGAAAATTAATTGCTACTGCAGTAGATAAAGTTGGTCAACAAGGTGTAGTTCATATTGAATCATCTAGAACAGCAGATAATTATATTGAAACTGTGGAAGGAATGCAATTTGCTAGAGGTTATAAATCTCCATATTTTGTTACTAACAACAATGATATGACTTCAGTACTTGAAAATCCTGCTATTCTTATTGTTGATGGTAGATTATCTTCAGTTAAAGAATTACTTCCAATTTTAGAAGCAGTAGGTGCTCAAGGTAAATCTTTATTAATAATTGCTGAAGATATAGATAATGAAGCATTAGCTACTCTTATAGTTAATAAAATGAGAGGTACATTAAGTGTTTGTGCTGTTAAAGCTCCCGATTTTGGAGATAGAAGAAAACTTATCTTAGAAGATATAGCTATTACTACAGGTGGTACTGTATTTAGTAAAGATAAAGGAATGAAGTTAGACAAATTTAGTTGGGATTGGTTTGGTGAAGCTAGAATAGTAACTGTAGAAAAAGAACAAACTACTATAGTTGATGGTAAAGGTGAAGTTGAAAAAATTGAATCAAGAATTGAAGAAATTAAAGTTCAACTTGATAAATCAAAAACACCTTATGAAACTGAACAGTTACAAAATAGATTAGCTAAATTTGTAGGTGGTGTCGCTATTATTCATGTAGGTGGATTTACAGAAACTGAAATGAATGAAAGAAAAGATAGAGTTGATGATGCATTACATGCTACAAAAGCTGCAATTGAAGAAGGAATACTCCCAGGTGGTGGTGTTGCTTTACTTTATGCTAGAGAAGCTATTAAAAATAAAGAAAGTATTGGAGCTGAGATTGTATATAAAGCATGTGGTAAACCATTTGAACAAATATTACTTAATGCTGGTTATGATTCAACTGAAGCACAATTACTAGGTAAATATAAACTAGTAGATTCAGGTAATGATCATTGGGCAGGAATTCACATTGATGAAGGAAAAGTAATAGATTATAAGGAAGCAGGAATTATTGATCCAACTAAAGTTACTAGATTAGCATTACAAAATGCAGCTTCAGTAGCAGGTACAGTTTTATTAACAGAATGTACTATTATTGAAGATAAAGATAGTGATGAGTTTAAAGATAGAGGTTATGAAAATAATGGAGTACCTCAATCAGGACTTGGAATTTAATAAATAATTTCGTATATTATAGTTATGTCAAAAAAGAAGGTTATAGAAGAGAATATTTTAATTGCTCGCAGGGTACCACCAGGTGATAAGTGGAGACTTATTGCAAATGAACCTGATGGTCCTATCCATAAAACGCTTACTGATGCCTTAGAAGCTTATATGGTGAAAACTGGCTTTAAAGGGGAGTATAGGTTAGCTCCCCTAAAAAGTGAGTTATATGCTATTTCTACAACTGAAGAAGAAGTAAAACCTGAACCAATTAAACAATATTCAATTTATGGAGAATACTAATCATAGTTTACTAGTAGAAAAATACAGACCAGTAAAATTAAAAGATTATGTTGGTAATGAGAATTTAAAATCTTCCATTGCATCTCAATTATATAATAATGATATCCAAAATTTTATATTTTATGGACCTGCTGGTACAGGTAAAACTACATTAGCTAAATTAATAGTTAATAATTTAGACTGTGACCATGTTTATATAAATGCTTCAGATGAAAGAGGTATTGAAACTATTAGAGATAAAGTATCTAGCTTTGCTTCCGTAGCATCATTTAAACCACTTAAAGTAGTTATATTAGATGAAGCAGATTTTCTTACTATACAAGCCCAAGCATCATTACGTAATATAATAGAAACATTCTCCAGAACTACTAGATTCATTTTAACTTGTAATTATGTGGAACGAATAATAGATCCACTACAATCAAGATGTCAAGTATTAAAAGTAGTTCCACCAAGCAAAAAACAAGTTGCTTACCATTTATCTTGGATTATGGATCTAGAAAAAATTGCATTTGATATGGACAGTTTAGGATCCATAGTATTACAATTTTATCCCGATTTAAGAAAATGTATTAATACAATTCAAGCTAATACAGTTAATGGTGAACTTAAATTAGATAAATCAGTTTTATTTTCATCTAATTATATAGATGGAATTATAGATGAATTAAAGAAATCTAAACCAAATTTTAAAAATATTAGACAAATAGTTGCTAACGCTAATACAGATGATTATGAAGATCTATTTAGAACTTTATATGATAAAGCAAGTGATTATATGCCTGGTAAAGAAGGTACAGTAGCTATTTTAGTTAATGACCATCAATACAAAGCTAATTTCCGAATTGATAAGGAAATTAATATAATGAGTTTAATTAATAATTTAATAAATAATAAATAATATGAGAGGAAGTGCAGGTGGTGCTACACCACAACAACCACAAGTAAATGTTGATTTAACATCAACTAAACCAGTTAAAAATTCTAAAGGTACAGACATTTGGAAGTCAAGAGTTATCCTTAGAAAAATTTCAAAATACGTTGCAGGTACTGAAAGCGATGCTATCATGCCTATTCCAGTTTTTGTTGATCCTTATACTGATAAGATATTAGCAGATGGATTACCAATGGAGTTAAGAGAAGAATTAGCTGATTCAAGTATTTTATCTGAGTAGAATGGTTAAAAATGTTTGGGATTGGTTAAAACAGATTAATTCAATTAAATCCGATCCCTCATCATTCTCAGATAAAGATTGGGAACTTTGGAATAGTTATATGATTCATAGATTTATGTCTATGAATAGTGACTTTTTGGAGTTAGTAAATGAAGCTCAGAAAATTCACCCTCAAAATAAGGAACAAATATACTCAATTTATAGAGAATATATTCCTAAGAATAATAAATGGAATAAGTATATTAAATCTAATATCAAACAACAAAAAACAGAGTTATTAGTATATTTATCTAAATATTGGGAATGTTCACAAAATGAAGTAAGAGAATATTTGAACTTTTTGGGAGATGACGAAATTTTTCGTATATTGGAGCGTATGGGAATACAAAAAAAAGAAATAAATAAATTATTATGAAATTAGAAGTTTACAAATTTTTAAAATCCGAAGCAGAGGCGGATAAAAATAAAGCTCTAGCTAGTGTTGAATTATTAACAAATAATCCTGCAGGTATAGGTGATCACTCAACAAAAGATTATTGGGACAACTGTACTGAAGCACTTAAATTACTTGCTTCATCTGAAGAAAGATTAGAGATTTTAGAGAAATATTTTAAACCTAAAGCACAAGTTAATGGGTGATAGTGTAAAAAAACATTTTGAGTTAGTAAGCGAAGCAGAATTCGATAAAGCAGTTGAAAAAGAAAATACTATTGCAGGTTTAGGAGTAGTTGAAGTATTTGAAACATCATATCCAGAGTTATCTAGTGAATTTAAAAAAATTCAAGATGAAATGTATGAGATGTTTGCTCGTAAGCATATGGATTATGGTTTAAATAATATTGCTTTAGGTGGTGATTTAAAAAATGAAGCAGATAAGAAATTTTCACTTACTGGTTTATGCATCAGATTAACTGATAAAATTTCAAGACTAAAAAATCTTCTTAATAACGGTAAAAACTTTGTTAAAGGAGAAGGAATGGAAGACACGTTTATTGATATAGCTAATTATGGAATTATTGGTTTATTAGTAGGACGTGATAAATGGAAAAAATAAGTTTTGGCTAAAAAAATACCTAAAATAGTTAAGGAAATTCAAAAGAATCTTCCTGAGAAGTTAAACTATGCATTTCAAAAGAATGTATCTTATTCTCAATTGACAATGTACAAGCAATGCCCACATAAATGGAAGTTGCAGTACAAAGATAAAATCAATCAAAGAGAACCTAATATTTACATGATTTTTGGTATTGCTATTCATGAAACAATTCAAGAATATTTAACTGTATTTTATGGTAAGTCTAAAGTTGCGGCACAAGCATTAGATTTAGAAGAAAAATTCCAAACAGTATTGATGGATGAATATCAAACTCAATACAAGAAAAATAATGAAACTCATTTCTCATCAGCTGTTCAAATGAGAGAATTTTACGAAGATGGAGTTGAAATACTTAAATTCTTTAAGAAAAAAGTGGGTGGTTATTTTTCAAAACGAGGTACTCATTTAGTAGGAATTGAGTTACCTATTCTTAATCGTCCTAATAAAATGTTAAATAATTTATTTTATAGTGGATTTTTAGATGTTGTTTTATATAATGAAAATAGTGATACATTTGATATTATTGATATAAAAACAAGTACTAAAGGTTGGGGTGATAGAATGAAAAAAGATGAAGATAAACAATTTCAATTAATATTATATAAGCAATACTTCTCAGAACAGTTTGGTATTCCTTTAGATAAAATTGATATTAAGTATTTTATAGTTAAAAGAAAAATCTGGGAAAAAAGTGATTGGCCCCAAACTAGAATACAAGAATTTAAACCCGCAAGTGGAAAAATAAAATTGAATAAAGCTAAAAAAGCTATTACTGATTTTATTAATGAAGTATTTAATTCAAAGGGTGAAATTAAAGATATGAAATATCCTTGTAAGTGTGGACAATGCCAAACTATTTGGACTTAGATATTTATTTTTATATATTTACATATATGTATAATCAAATATAAATGTTATTAAATAATTAAGATTATGAGTAATAAAAAACCAATGACACTTACAAGTGTAAAAGTTCAAGCTGGCCTATTCGAAAATTTTAAAATTGAATGTGTAAAGAGAAAATTCTCATTCCAAAAACTTGCTGATAGAGCAATCTTTTTGTACCTTACAGATGAAGATTTTAGAAAACAAATAACAAACCAAACTAATATAGAACTTTAAACAAAAAATTAATGAATAAAAGTTATAAGTATCTTCCTAAGGATAAAAGGAAGAAAATATTATTAATCACAGATGATATAAGAGTACATTCTGGTGTTGCTACAGTAGGTAAAGAAATTGTATTAGAGACTTGTCACCATTATAACTGGGTGCAGTTAGCTGGAGCATTAAAACACCCAGATAAAGGCAAAAGATTAGATATTAGTAATGATTGTTCTAAACAAGCTAATATTAAAGATGCTAGTGTATTTCTTTGGTGTGTAGATGGATATGGAACAGCAGATCTATTAAGACAAGTAATGGCAACTGAAAAACCAGATGCTATTTTACTTATTACAGATCCAAGATATTTTACTTGGGTATTTAATATGGAACATGAAATTAGAAAAGTATGTCCTATTACTTATCTAAATATTTGGGATGATTATCCAGCTCCAATGTATAATAAACCATTTTATGAGTCTTGTGATATGTTAATGGGTATTTCAAAACAAACAGTTAATATTAACAAGCTTGTTTTAGATGATGTTGATAATAGCAAAAGAGTATTTAAATATGTTCCTCATGGTTTAAATTCCGAACATTACTACCCAATAGATAAAAAAGATAAAAAATATTTAGCTTTTAGAAAGCGAGTATTAGGTAAAGATGATAACAAAACAAAGTTTGTTGCTTTCTTTAATTCTAGAAACATTAGAAGAAAACAAATTCCAGATACAATGATGGCTTTTAGAGTATTTTTAGATTCATTACCTAAAGAAGAAGCTGAAAGTTGTAAATTAGTGTTACATACTGAAGTAATATCTCAACATGGAACTAATTTAGCTAAAGTTAACGAATTTTTATTTGGAGAAAAATATCCAAACGCTGTATTATTTTCAACTAACAAATTATCCAGGGAAGAGTTAAATTATTTTTATAATTTAGCTGATGTCCAAATGTTATTAACCTCAAATGAAGGTTGGGGATTAACTATAACTGAAGCTATCTTAGCTGGAACACCAATTATAGCTAACACAACAGGTGGAATGCAGGATCAAATGAGATTTGTAGATGAAAATGGAAAATGGTTTACTCCAAGTCCTGATGTACCTTCTAATCATAGAGGTACTTATAAAGAACATGGTGAATGGGCATTCCCAGTTTATCCATCGAGTAGATCAGTTCAAGGTTCACCTCCAACACCTTATATTTTTGATGATAGATGTAAATGGGAAGATGCAGTTGATAGATTAACTGAAGTATATAATTTATCCCCAGAAGAAAGAAATAAAAGAGGATTGGCAGGTAGAGAATGGGCTATTGGTGATGAAGCTGGCTTTACAGCTAAACATCAAGGTCAGAGAGTTTTGGAGGCATTTGATGAATTATTTCAAATTTGGGAGCCAAGACCTAAAATGTCGATTACAAACCTTAATGAGTATAAAGGTAAATTTTTAAATCATAAATTAATATATTAATGAGTAAACCAACGTTTTATATAAGCTGTCCTTTTGATACCTATAGTGGTTATGGGGCACGTTCTAGAGATATTGTTAAAGCTATTATTGAGTTAGATCAATATGATGTTAAACTATTACCTCAAAAATGGGGTGATACAACATGGGGTTTTTGTGCTAAACATGAAGAGTGGAAATTTTTATGGGATCATGCAGTTCAAGGAGTACCTCAAGGCATCCAACCAGATGTATGGATGCAAATTACTATTCCAAATGAATTTCAACCTATAGGAAAATTTAATATTGGTTGTACAGCAGGTATTGAAAGTACAGGTTGTACTGGTGATTGGATTGTAGGTTTAAATAGGATGAATATGAACTTTGTTTCATCTAAACACAGTAAACATATATTTGAAAATATTGAATTTGATGCTTTAGATAAGGCTGGAAAGTCTACAGGGCAAATGATTCGTAACCAAAAACCAATTCATGTTGTTTTTGAGGGTGCAGATTTAGATATTTATAAACATTTACCTTCTAAAGATAATAAATTAAAACTAGATGAAATTAAAGAATCATTTTGTTTTCTATTTGTTGGTATGTGGATGGAAGGTGCTGTAGGACATGATAGAAAAAATGTTGGTTTAATGATTAAAAATTTCTATGAAACATTTAAAAATAAAAAAGGTACTAAACCTGCTTTAATTTTAAAAGCATCAACTGGAGTAGATAATCATATCAGTAAAGATACTATACAAGATAGAGTTAAAGAAATTAGAGATTCCATAGGCGGAAATGATTTACCTAATGTTTATTTATTACAAGGTGATTTTACAAACCAAGAAATGAATGAATTATATAATCATTCAAAAGTAAAAGCTATGGTTTCTCATACTAAGGGAGAAGGTTATGGTAGACCTTTAATGGAATTTTGTTTATCTAAAAAACCAGTAATTGCTTCTGGTTGGTCAGGTCAATTAGATTTTTTACACCCTTCATTTGCTTATTTATTACCAGGTAAGATGGAAAATGTACACCCATCAGCTGCTAATAAATGGCTATTAAAAGATTACCAATGGTTTAGTGTTGATCAAGGACATGCTAGTAAAGCATTTAAAAATGTATTTAGTAATTATAAAAAATATATAGTATCAGCTAAACAACAGGGTCATCATATAAGAACTAATTTTAGTAAAGATAAAATGAGGGAATTAGTAGGTAATATATTAAAACATAATATACCTGAATTTCCTAAACAAGTAGATTTAAAATTACCTACTTTAAACCCTAAAACAAACGTAGAATTACCTAAAATAAATTAATTATGCAATACGATGAAATTATAAATTGTCCTAAGTCAGGAGGTGACTTATGTTATAAAGTTGAAATAAGTAAAGATATAACTAACTATTTAAGTTTATCTTGTGGTTTTTGGACAAATACTTTAATGAAAGAAGGTTCTGAATTTTATAATGAACAATTAATTACATTACCTGAACTTTATAAAGATTTAGCTTGGGAAGATCCAGATACTAAACTAATTTGGATTCCAAATACTATTAACCTTCCAGAATCAGGAATGGTTTTTGCTAATGGTGCAAGTAAAGATGAATGGAGTTGGGCTGGTGTAAAAGCTGTAAAATTAGAAGAAGGAGATGAAGCAAAAGTAGAAGGACAAACACACAAAATGGATATGTCTACATTGAAATCATTTACAGAACGTGATTATATGGAAGCTCTTTCGTATATTGGAGTATTACCTGAATAAATTATGAAGATAAGTTACGCAATAACAGTTTGTAATGAGTTAGATGAAGTAACAAAATTACTAAATTTTCTTATTAAGAAAAAACGTAAACAAGATGAAATAGTTATTTTATTTGATAAAGCTAGCGGTTCTCCTGAAGTATGGGATAGATTAGCTGAATTAAAAGGAGATGATTGTTGTACTTATCATGCTAAAACATTTAAAAAACATTTTGCGGATTGGAAAAATCACCTAACTACTTTATGTAGTGGTGATTATATTTTTCAAATTGATGCCGATGAAATACCTCATACTATTTTAATTGAAGCATTACCTGAAATACTTGAGAGCAACCCTGATAATGAAGTATATTTAGTACCGCGAGTTAATACTGTCAAAGGTTTATTAACAGAACACGTAAAAAAATGGGGTTGGAGAGTATCAAATGAAGGATGGGTAAATTGGCCTGATTATCAATGGAGAATTTGGAAAAATAAACCAGAAATAAAGTGGGTAAATAAAGTACATGAAAAATTAGATGGATTCTTAACTTATGCACCTTTACCCAAAGCAGAACAATATGCATTATATCATCCTAAGACAATAGAAAAACAAGAAAAACAAAACGCATTTTATGAAACCATCTGAAACAATACCTTTATTTAAAGTTTTTATGGCTGATACAGCCGCCCCTGAAGTTACTAAAGTACTTAATAGTGGGTTTATAGGTCAAGGTCCAAAAGTAGATCAATTTGAAAATCAATTACAAGATTACTTTGGTCATAAACATATTCAAACTTTAAATGCTGGTACTTCTGCTTTACATATGGCTCTTCATTTGCTAAAAAAACCTAAACCTCACTGGGATGAAGATGTATTTCAAGGTGTAGCTTGGGTATCTCATAATTGGCCTGGTTTAGAACCTGGTGATGAAGTATTATGTACAGCAATGACTTGTACAGCTTCTAATTGGCCAGTTTTAGCTAATGGTTTAAAAATAAAATGGGTAGATATAGATCCAAAAACATTAAATATGGATCTTGATGATTTAAAAAGAAAAATAACACCAAAAACTAAAGTAATAATGGGTGTTCATTGGGGTGGTTATCCTATTGATTTAGATGAATTAAGAAAAATTAGAACTAGTTTTAGAGGTGAATTTGGTTGGGCTCCTGCTGTTATAGAAGATGGTGCTCATTCATTTGGGTCTAAATATAAAGGTAAATTTATTGGTACTAATGATAATTTAACTATGTTTTCTTTACAAGCTATAAAACATATTACTTCTATTGATGGTGGTTTATTATTTAGCCCTCATAAAGAATTACATGATAGAGGTAAATTAATTAGATGGTATGGTATTGATAGAGATGGTGATAGAAAAGATTTTAGATGTGAAGCTGATATACCTGAATGGGGTTATAAATTTCATATGAATGATGTTTGTGCTACAGTAGGAATGGAAAACTTTAAACATTTAGATAATATAATTTCTAAACATAAAGAAAATGCTGCTTACTATGATGAACATTTACAAAATACCCCAGGAGTAACTTTATTAGAAAGAAAAGAAGGATTTGAATCCGCATTTTGGATTTATTCTATGTTAGTAGATGATAGAGATGGTTTTTATAAATACATGGATGAATGTAAAATTTCAGTATCCCAAGTACATGAAAGAAATGATAAACATAGCTGTGTAAAAGAATTTAAATCTCAATTACCTAATTTAGATAAAACAATTGGTAAAATAGTAAATATACCTGTTGGGTGGTGGGTTACACCTGAACAAAGAGAATATATCGTAAAATGTATTAGAAAGGGCTGGTAATGAGAAAAGCTTGGGAAATTAAAACATTTGATTATGTTGTAAATTTTTGGTTTGGTCCTAGATCAACAAAAAAAAGATATAAATACGATCCTAAGAGTAAAACAGCTAAACAATTAGCTCTTGTTTATGGTCAATGGTACCAACAAGTTCACCATTATTATCTAGTTAATGCTCATTGTAAATTTATTAAAAATAATAATATAGATAATTTAAATAAAGTTTATTTTGTTATTAATGAGTGGGAAGAACAAGATAATTCAAAAGTATATTACGAAGTATTAGAAGTAGTTAAATGGTATGGGTTAGAAGGTAAAATTAAAGTTATATTTCATGATAATACTAATCATTCTTATGGTGCTTGGAATAAAGGAATTAAACAATTAATTGAAGATGGAAGTAAATCTGATTATGCATTTTTATGTGAAGATGATTATTTACCTGTTGATGAAGAATTTTACAAACCATTCTTTTTTAAATTTGATAAAGACAAAAGTAATAATGTTGGGTATATAGCTCAACATATAGATGATGTTAAGTATCATAGAAATGTTTATAAAAAAGGTGTAGGTAGTATAAATACCCACCATACTCAAAAACATGCCGCTGTAAGTAATGGATTTTTAAATTTAAACATAGCAAAAACTATTCTTAAAAAATATAAAAATGTATTTGAATTTAACCTATCAGATTTTGAAAATGCTAATTTATCTACCAGAGCTAAAGAACAAATAATATTTACTAATTATATTACAGATGAGGGTTATAAATTAAAAAGTATTAGTGATATATGTTATGTTCCTTTTGATATTCAGAATAATAATAAAATAAAAGATTTTGGTAATATATCAGATTATTGCCCAATAAAACCTTATGAGTATGGTCCACCAAAAACAGTTTTATCTAATGGGCAAGAATTAGTAAATGATGATAAGGAAATTAAATTTAGAGATATGACTGAATCTGATTTAAAGTGGTTTTTAGAGGTAAGAAATGATGATTCAACTAGAAATTTTTTATTAGATAATAGTATATTTAGTTTAAATGAAGCTCAAGAATGGTTTAAAAATTTAGACAAAACACTATTCCCATATCAGATTATATCACGTATAGAAAGAAAGTATATTCAAAATGAAGGAAATTATTTACGTCAAAAATCTAATTTTTTTGAAATTGAACTTCCTATTGGTTATACTAGAAGATATATGACTGAAATTAATGGCGAAGAAATAATTGAATTAGGATGTGACATTCACCCTAAACATAGAAGAAAAGGATATGCTAAAAAAGCTTATATTCATATGTTATCTCAACTTGAAACTGCCTCTTTATGGGTTTTTGAAGATAACTTTGCTCGTAATCTATATTTTGAATTAGGTTTTA